AGTAACGGTTGGTACTGGCTCTGTCTGTGATGTACATCCAACTAGTGCCACCGCAGAAATAGCGGCTGCAACAAAAATCTTCTTCATATTAATCCTTTTCTATAAATGACTTGCCCACGATACTAAGCATATAGTAATCGTGGGCGGTGTGTCAATAATTATGACTGGCGAGAAAAGATAGCATCAATTTCTGCTACATGGGACGGGCCAAATCGTGCAGCCTCATGCCTTGCTCTTTCCCATTCACTCTGAAGTTTATAGTTGCTTGTGGCATCTGTCTTAAACATTCCAGAGAAAAGTATTCCAAGTGCTTTCATTATATCCTCCTTGTGGGTTGATACTTTAATCTTATCAGGGTAACTCTAAGGGGTCAAGTTTAGAAGGCTTTTTGTGACCAGCCTCACTCATCATGGTCCCACCGAATAATCATCATTGCATATTTCAGCCCCTGTCTAAACCATTCTGATTGTTGAGAATATTCTTCCATGTATGGGGCTTCAATACATTCTTCTATCTGTTCTGAAAATCTGTCCCGCCAATATTTTTGGCATTCATTATCACTATGCATTTCCATGCTGGCCTGGTAGGATTCGAACCTACAACCCATCGGTTAACAGCCGATTGCGCTGCCATTGCGCCACAGACCACTACTTAAAACGCTGGAGAATCAGGGGTCGAACCTAAACTAAATGTTCCAAAGACATTTGTGCTGCCATTACACCATTCTCCATAACCGATGTGCCAGCGGGTAACTACACCATCCCAAGGTTTTCTGCACGTTTGACTAACTTCATGCTGGTATCAACCGCGTAACTCGGCATTGCTGGCACATCGGGGCCTATTCTGTTATATCGAAAGCGGAGCCTTTCCACATTTTATTGGATGACTCTCTTCTCCTCATAATAGCATTCCTCTTCGATTCTGCCCAGGATCTTCCTGAGTCTCCTCCCCAAAGAAGCCATGCGATAAGACCATTAGATGGATACCCCTCCTCACCTTGACTCCACCCCTTGCCTTTTTTATCAACGGCGTGGCGGCTAAAGAATGAATGCATCCTTAATACTGTAGACTCACTTAGATTCTTTTTATTAGCAATGTCTCTTGCGCGTGCAATTCCTACTGAGGTTCCCCCACGATTAAATTCGTCGCGCAAGGCTAGGCCACGACGGGCATTAGATGCCATGGAATCTGTTGGAACATATGATTCAGCCATCGTATTTCTCCCATCTCCAAAAACTTATATAGTATGCATGAAAATGTGTATCACAAGCATGAGTCTTGGTTTCATTTCTTTCTCCAACCCATGCCGCTGGTTGTTCACAAAATCTGCATTCCATAATATTATAGCATTCCAAGTTTGGTCGCATAATCATACATCATAATTCCGCTAGCGACACTAACGTTAAGACTCCTGACGCTACCAAGTTGTGGAATCATTACAATATCATCAGCCATGCCAAGCCCCATTGGACTTACCCCTCGCGCCTCTTCACCAAAAATCATAAATGTATTGGGACTCCATTCATATTGAGTGACAGGAATAGCACCAGGAACATTATCTACTGCTACCCACCGCATATCCCTAATATGAGGCTCATTAAGATAAATATGGTCTAGTGACGGTGCATATTTGAGATGAATATAATTTTGTGTTCCTACCGCGCCACGGCGGTCCCATCTTTTGTTACCAATGATCCAGGATTCTTTTGCTAGAAACGCATTAGAGTTTCTAATTCCAGACGCTTTATTAAAGTCTCCAGAAATATTCTCAAACCCTACAACGAATGGAAGACGCTTAGTATCAAGGTCCGCCTTTATCTGATCATTCTCCCACTCTTTATAATAGTCAATCACGTTCCTTGTATCCTGGGTCAGGGAATCCACCGTTCCACTCTCCTCCATTGTACGCTCCTGTGCTATAGATTAAATACATCATTGATTTTTCATCTTCATTAAGTTCATCTGCCTGCACCCAGTCTTCAGATTTATTAGTAAGATAGATGAAGGCATTGCCGTCCTCGTCCATTTTTAAATCTATGAATCCTTTGAACCATAGGGAGTTCAATATGTCTGAATCCATCTGTCGCATCCACTCTACAAGTTCTTGTTGTTCTTTGTAAAATAGTTCAGTAACTTTATATACTGGATCTCCAACAGGATTATATCCTACCACCTCAATGTACCCTCGTTCAAGCATTATCTCTATTAACTCTTCATTCATATCCATGTTAAACCATCCCTATAGATTGGATATAGTCATCTATATTGTTTTGTCCGCCTGATGGAGGCTGAATGATATTTCTTTTTGCCTCTTGCTCTCTCTGATCTCTGATAAATTGTTTATATGTGTGGACTTCTATCTCAACCTCGCCAGATTCTTTTCTGGTGTTAGATATAGAATTATAAATAGATCCACATACAGCATCAGATAGGTCTTTACTTCCCTTTCTAGGATGGTCAACTTTATCACGAATGATTCTTAACTGCAATAGTTCGTCAGTAAGAAGTTTAATGCTTGGGCCAATGATTCTTTCTTCTCCCACCAACATAGCCATATCATCATAGTGTTTTTTTGCTACAGATAATGTCTCTGTCTCTATACCAATCATTCTAAGTTCTGTCATAATATCGTGAGAGTTCCATCTATCAAAGGTTACCTTTTTAATATTAAAGCCGCGAGACCTAAGATCAATGATGAATTGCTTTACTTCAGAGAAGTCTACAGATTTATCTGATGTGGGTGTCCACCATCTAACACAATCTACAACAACTATTGGGCTTACAACATTATGATTCATAAAACTTTTAAGATGAACCCATCTATCAACGTGGGCCATAGCGACGGCGCAATGATCGTGTTTCTGGGCTAGGTCAACATGTATGTAGTATTCTTTTTCATCCTGTGGAATGAACCAATCCTTAAACCTACCGTCATCGTCTACGCCATTCATTGGCTGATTAAAGCAGGCGAGAATCTTCTCTTTTGATTTAAAGAATGCATCGACTGCATCGGGAGGCATACACGCAAATCTTCCAAGTGCATCTGTTGGGTTATTGTAAAAAGCAATCTTAAAGTCATTGATTGATCTAGTTGGATTTACTTCCCAGGTTGGTCGCTTTAAGGCAAATACTTTAGGGTATTTATAAGCATTTATTTGATCTTCTTCCCACTCAATCGTGAACTCATTTTCTTTTACACCATCTAGTTCATCATCTAATTTGAAAGTATGAGATCTAATAACTACATCTTTATCGGCAATAACAGCGTTGTATCTTTGCTGAATAAAATCATCACGATACCTAGGGAATGAAAGAAGAACAACCTTCCCAACATCTGGGAATCGTGAATCTACGGAGGCTCTATACATATCATAGATCGCCTGACCAGTCTTTGCCTGCTCGTTACCACTTGTTGAGACTGTGCTAAAACCAGAGATCTCGTCCAGGATCACGCAGATAACATTGTAGCCCTCCCAGGACTCTCGCTCCGAATGTCCTGAGTGACATGTAATAGATTTATCAAATGATACACTCTGAGCGGTAATGTTGTACTTTCCAACAAACCAAGGAGAGTCTTCAATCCTTTTACGGAAACCTTTGAAGAATACGTTCTTTGCCTGTTCAGAGTTAATAGCGATATTAATAATATCAATCGAGTCACCAGGGGGCTTACCAAAATATTTAGCAGGGTCTTTTAAGCACAGCAATAAATATACAAGGTAGGTCACAGAGATAGTGGAAATATAATCTTTTCCACTTCCCTTTCCAAGTTGAAGAATAACTTCATTACAGGTTTGACGGCTTCTTTTTACGCCCTCCTCTTCCCCATATAGTTTTACCAATGTATCTTTTTTATACACTTGAGTCATGGCTTTGATTGCTTGATATTGAAATGCTGAAAGCGGGGGGAGGTGGAGGTAGTCTTCATTTGTAACAAACTCTTCAATGTTTACTGGATGCTCATCAAATTCATCCTCTTCTAGAGCAGAGATAAAATCATCAAACACTAGAAGCCCTCTGCCTTACCTGTAACTTCTTCTAGTCTTTTAAAGACTTCTCTCTTACAATGCTCACAGTCTGCAACGACTTCCTTTAAAATCCTAACTAAGATCTCTTGCTTCCGCTCGGTCTCAATGATCTGTTGAGCAATTTCGCTGTCCTCAATAAGGCCAGCCTTCTGAAGCATATCTATTTGTTTTTGCTGGATATCTGCAACAATTTTAATGCCAGCAGTTTTTTTACCAAGATCCCCGATTGTCCCCGCCTGACTAATAACATCCCAGCCCTCTTCAATAAGCATGGAGTAATGTCTATCTGCGCCAGATAATGCCTCTCTTGCACGCATCTGAATCTGTCTATCGCTTTGAATAACAGAACGCCACTCGTCAAGATACTCTTGAACCTCTGCTCTTTTAAAGCCAGTAAGTTTAGCGATAGATGCTGGATTAGTAGTTCCTTTTAAGAATACATCTACAACCTTATTTATTTTTTCCCACCGTTCGGCAAGAACTATATCAGTTGACATTCATCTTCTTCCTAATACTCTTCTTTGCGTGGACCACTCCTTTAAGTTTTTCCACATAGAATGATCTATATTCCCCAGTAGTAGGAGAATAGCAATCTATCCAAGTAACATCTTTTTTAACATTGTGAGCGAGTCTAATAAATCTAAAAGATCCACGAACATCCTTAAATTTTAAGGAATCACCAGGCTTAATAACTGTTTTACCAAATTTAAGTTCATAGAACACAGATATGTCTGGATTTACTTTATATGTTGGCAACTCTTCTGAATCACCGACTCTTTTTTTAGACATGACTCTCCTTGTTAGGTGGCGAATCCACTTCCGCCACGGGTGGGAGCCCAAACCATTCCTGGGGAATCAATGTTTCTGACTAGCCTCAGTCCGCAGTCGGGGCATATAGCATTGTCTCTTTCTTCCATCTTCATTAACATCTCATGTGACTTATCACAATCAATGCATGTAAATGTGTAAAGCGGCATTACTTCCATGTCTCCTTAAGTGCAATACTCAATAATACCAGATAACCCATCAGGTCGTCAAGGTCGTTCTCCTTAAAGGTATCATCCCCATTCATAAATCTAGATAGTTTATCATCTATACGAACCTTTATCTGTTCAGTTGTGTCTGATCGTGAAAATATTCTTACTGGGTTAAGCGCTGAGTTACCGTACGATCTATTCTTTTCTATAAGTAAAGAGGTTACTCTAGTACATTCATCTTGAATTGCCATCTCAACGGTGTTACGAGGAATTAATTGCACACCTTCTTTTATATCATCCATAATTTTCTCAGCATACATGCGCTGTAGGTCTTGTTCAATCATTTTTTACCAAACTTTCTTAGGTCACGGATGAGATTATATTTTACTAAGTATCGATAGATAGTCTGATGACTTACCCCGCATTCTTTAGCAATCTCTTCTAAAGATTTTTTATCTACAAGATATCTTTTTGTAAGGAATGCTTTGTTTTCATATAATTTAGCCATAATTTACCAGATTCTTGTGAGCATAATAGGCTAGTCCAAAGGCATCTCCAACATCATTATCTTCTAGATTTATGTTAAACATATTATTGAAATGATCTAAAGTTTTTTGTTTTCTTGTAGTCCTTGCATAATTTCTATACCAATTGTCTGATTTGCCTGGATTGTCTAGTCTTATCTGAGCCTTCTGAGCCTTTGTTAAATTATTATTGTTAATGTATGACTGCCATTGTATTGGAGGGACAGTAATAATTCTTTTAGAATCTAGTGCCAGTTCTGAAATCAGAACTCCCACTATCATAGCCATGTGTATCGCTACTGCTTGAGACTTTACCATAATGGCTGATTCTATACAAATATAATCGGGCTTTATCTCTTCTTTGATAAACGGCATCTTATCCCTACAGTCAATTACCTTATCGTAGATATTGTTGCCATGAAAATCTATCTTACCCCATTTAATTGGCTTTCCATCAAACAGGCAGAAGGCAAAGGAGTTTGTTGATGAATCTACTCCAAGTACTGTGCTAGCGTTTTGTTTTATAAGTTTTTTTAGCGACATTGTTTATTACCTCTAATATATTTCCACGGCTGTTTTTATTATCCTGATCTACGCAAATAAAGCATTTATTATTTTCATTGTATCTGCTTAGTAATTGACCGCAGCCACAGTATCTTTTTTCTCCATTGAGTCTTTTTTTATTTTCATAATACTTACTCATTATCTTTTTATTTGTTGCTAGTCTACAACAAGCAGGATTACAATACTTTTGGTTCTTTTTATTTGACTCAAAGGGTGTACCGCAGTTAGCACAATTTTTCACTCTACCCCAACCTTAAGGTTAGTTATTTTTAATGTACCTGCATCTTTTTCTAAACAAGTTTCCGATACTGGGCAGCCTTTACATGTCCAGGTAGATTTAGTGTAACCCCTTTTAGGAATTACATCATCTTTATATGATCGGTATACTTCCTGCATCCAGCCAAAAACATAGTCTATATAGTCTTTATTCTTTTCATTCATTTTGATGGGAATCGCAAGTAACTCATTGTCATTTTTATTTTCATAAAGAATGAAACCTTCTTCCGCCCCCTCAATCTTCATATAAATTAGTAATTGAAGAAAATGACTTGAAGAAGGTACTCCCTCGCCCTTTCTTTGAATGAAATATTGGTCTTTAATTGTTTTGATTTCTCCAATGATTTCTTCATCATTTATCTCCAATACTACGTCAGCAAATCCTCTGACGGGAGGGTCTTCACTTTTAATCTCCCGCTCTTTTTGTTTTAATAAACCCGTGCTTTCTATAAGTTTTTCAATTCTTTCATGAGCATCTGTACCAGATCTCATAGATGCAATGTTGGCGGCGGGGATATTCTCAGTAAATTCTGCACCGTTAAAGGCTATATACCAATATCTTGCACAAGTTCCATGACCATATCCAATAGTGCTAGGAGCAAAAGTTTTCTTTTGTTTAAACTCTTTTACCGTATTGGTCTTTTGATATGCAGAGTTTAGCATTTTAACAAATTTTTTAGCATCCAGCCTAGTTTCTTTTGGCTGGCTAAGTAATGAAGATATTAGATTTTTAGCCATAATTAACCTAGATTATACCTTACTGTATATTTGAGCGAGTCTACTAATTTATCTAGAGCCTCTTTAGTTGAATAATATATATTCTTTTTAATATTGTTTGGAGAACCTGTAGGACCCTTTGCTGCCGTTGAATACCATGCTGCTAGAATTCCAAACTTAGCAGACAAAGCCTGCAGTTTTGCGATTAAAGTAAGTGCCTGAACAGGAGGAATATCTGGCTTTGAAATAATTTTTACAATGGCAGCCATCGCCTCATCTAGTCCGTCATCGCCTACAAAATCATGAATGTCAGCGAACTCTGATACCTGATTGATTAAATCAATTGTGTTTTCCATCTAATTCCTCCAATAACTCTTCAAGTACTTCCCACTCAATAACGGCAAGTCTAGTTTTTCTACCGCCACTTCCTATTACAGCCATAAGTAAAGGATTTTTTTTATTATCTGTTCTCAGGCAATCTGTAACTATCTTTGCCCACATATCTTCACTTAAAGATAGAGACTTCCCATATTCTTTTACATCTACTACAAATCTAGGCAGATTTCCATCGGCCTTTTGATATTGCCCCCGACCGCTATTTTTATGAGACTTAGCACCCATTCTTCTAAGTTCTGATCGCTCACTCATAAACTAATCTAGCGCTTCCATCATGACCATTGGGGCAGGTCCAATAAACTTTCTTATTTGATGAATCATACATACCTGTGGTCGCCACTTCAAAGCAGCCTTGCTCTGGGCAAGAGAATGACCCACCTATTTCTTTAAACTTTGCATTAGATTTACTTGGAGCAGTAATAAAAGCCTTAGGGTCAATCATATTTTTTCATAAACCAATCTAGTTAATTCTTCCTGCATGTCAAGATCCTCTCTGGCTCTTGCAATAACATTAGCACGGCCTTGGATTCTTTCACCTAAAACAGTATACCAGGCACCACCGCGCTCAATAATTCCAAGCATTTCAGCGGTGTCTACTAGGTCAGCGACACTGTCTACACCTACATGATTCCCTTGGAAGTAAAAATCATACGATCCTGTAATAAACTGTGGGCCAGTCTTGTTATAGTCAATGGTCCAATTAACTGGTCTTCCAACCTTCTGCTCAATTAACTTATCACCGACAGAAATTTTATCCTTGATTGATGAGGCTTCTGCTTCACTAGACCACAATTTAATGATAGTACTAGAGAAAAACTTTACAGCCATTCCTCCAGTAGGAATATGGCTAGCGTGCATTGATCCAAATTGATTTCTTTGCTGAGAGATAAGTATCAGCAGGGTCTTATCGTTTACATAATTTAACATCTTTACAGCATGGGTCATATCTTTTGCTTCCGCACCAATTTGTTTAGTATCTTGCAGTTGTTTAAGTTCTGACCCATCTTTTTCAAAGTAGATCGCTGGTAGTAGTGCAGAAATAGAATCTACAACTAGAAGATCTACTCCTGACTGAATAAGTTGAGTGCCAATATCAACCATTTCATTAATTGTTTTAGCGGGGGAGTAGATCAAGGATCGTGAGTCTACACCTAACTTTTCTGCCCATTCTGGAGAGTAGGACTGCTCTGAGTCTATCCAAGCACATAGTTTACCCTCTTTCTGTGCTTGTGCAATAATTTGTAGGCAAAATGATGACTTACCAGCCGACTTATTGCCCCAGATAAGTACCTGTCTGCCATAAGCAAGGCCTCCTTTTAACGCTGTGTTCAAGGATAGGCTTGGTGTTTTCTGCTTATGTATTTCTACGTCAGCGGCGCTTCCTACCATCTTTCTTATTTTTGGGTCTAGCCTGGATAGAACTTCCTCCATCATCATGTCGCTCATTAAAATGATTCTCCAATACTTCCGCTAATTCTTTTACGCTCTCATGTCTGGAACGTTTTAATGTGTCTATAATTTGTATTATTGCATCTTCATCATGCCCACGAATTACCATAAGTTTTTCTCCGTCTGAGCCATGAAGAAAGTAAGCCTTCATTATATCATCCACGGACGCCATGCAGCCTTGGGCGATCTTGATTAACAATGGATTTTTTCATAAGAACTTCATCTAGAGATGGCAGTTCCCCCGAATAAAGTTTAATACCTTTATATAAATCTAAGGTTCTAATAATAAGATCTGCAATTTCTTCCACCACCGCTTGATCACCCTTGTCTTTCCTCAGGGCTTCTAGGATTTCTGTAGCCTCTGAATGGATCATAGCGATCTGCTTTGAGTAAAAGATAAAAAAGTCTTGCTCTTGCATTCTAGATAGTGGTTCCCAGAATCCTTTTTGCTCTGCGGTATGGTGAAGTCTATCTGCCAATGTATCTAAATTCATCTTATAAAACCTTTTAATGTAGTAGCGCCAGCGGCAGTTTCTCCAAATATTGGGCGGCAATTAGTTCCTGGCTTCATCTTTGCAATTGCCTCTGCATACATAGTGGGAAAAATTACTATGGATATGAGATCTTTATCTTCGTTGGCGAGAACAGCATTAGCCATCTTGTCGCCCTTCTTAGTCTTTCTAGGTTCCATATCTACAACAAAATATTCTTCTGGACCTAGAACCATAGTCTTTGCCTTTAGAAATTGTACAAAAGAATTGTTAGAAGAGTCAAGAGAATCTGGGGTAAGGTAAGAAAGAATCCTGTTATCAGATATTAGAAAGATGTACATCTTACCAGGCTCAATTACTGTGTCCTGATTATGGAAAACTCCAACGCTTCCCGTCTTATCTACAATTTCTACCCTGCTCCAGCCATCGCCTCGCTTAATAGATTTCACCATACCCATAACAATAAAGGCTCCGCTTTCATCATATTCTTCTAAAGGTCTAAAGTATGACTCTACCCAGCGAGGAATATTAGTAACAAACTCTGGAATATTAAGGTACTCGTACAGATATTCTCGCTCGTTACCCGACCTGGGATTGTCATCAAATGCCGCAGCACCGATTCTATTAAGCCCTTCAATCGCCCTGCTATTTACGCCAGATCCCTTTTTACTTGTGAATTCTGTGAATTCTTTATAGGAACTGAATGGCCTTTTAGCAATAATCTTCTTAGAGATTCCCTCAGACAGGTACTTAATGTTGCCTAGGCCAAATCGAATGGCGTCACCCTCTAGAGTGAAGTCTTCTCCAGACTCATTGATGTGAGGTAGACGAATCTTAATATTCATTCTCTTAGCCTCAATTAGATAGTCTGTCCTTTTGTCTTTATCTAATTCATTCTTTAGTAGCGAGAACATGAACTCAGTTGGATAGTACCTCTTTAGCCAAGCCGTCCAATAAGATAGCGTAGAATAGGCAACAGCGTGACTCTTATTAAAGGAGTATCCAGCATGGGCCTCAAACATATGCCAGAGTTTTTCCGCTGACTCCTTAGAGATGTGCTTAGAAGCGCCAGAAATAAACTTATCCTTGAACTGGTCGAATTCTTTTGCATCCTTCTTCTTTCCAATGATCTTACGAACTTTATCTGCTTCTGTCATTGTCATTCCACCAAGATAGACGCAGGCCTGCATAACTTGCTCTTGGTACAGAATACATCCATAGGTATCCTCAGTAAACTCTTTAAGAATAGGATGTAGATAGGACACCGCCTGACGCCCCTTCTTTCTCTTAATATAATCAGCACCAATAGTATTCATAGCACCAGGACGAACCAGCGCATTAGAAGCGGCTAGTTCATTTAGATTACTAACACCCATTTTAATTATAAGGTTTGTGTATGGAGTTGCTTCTGCTTGGAACACACCCTTAGTAAACCCTGCGCTTAAGTCAGCGTATACCTCTGGATCATCCATAGGAATCTTATTAAGATCAATTTCTATCCCCTTGCGATCCTTGATACTATTAATGGTATCTTTTACTACCGTCAAGGTTTTAAGTCCTAGAGCATCGATCTTGATTAGACCAATTTCAGCAGCCTGATCCATATCCACGGCGACCACAGGAATTCTATTATCGCTATGGGCATCTTTTCTAGTTTCAATAGGGGCATACGATGAGATATCTGTCTTAGATGTAACGATTCCAGCAGCGTGCAAACCAGTACCACGAATTCTGCCACGGAGTTTGTCGGCATACTTTACTACCTCTGGGTACCTCTCTCTGAAATCTTTGGCCCCTGGCGTACGGATAAATTCTTCCCATGTCTCAATACCCTTCAATGCTTTATTTACCTCTGAGAGTGGGATGTTAAAGGCTCTAGCAACGTCCCTAACAACACCCTTATCTCTAAAAGTATTAAACGTTGCGATAGAAGCAACATGCTTATACTCTTCAATTAGATACTCTTTTACTTCTCCACGACGGCGATCTTCATAGTCTGTATCGATATCGGGGAAATCATTTCTGTCTGGGTTAATGAATCGGAAGAACAATAGATTATGTTCAATAGGGTCCACCTCTGTAATACCTAAAGCATAACAAATTAAACTTCCTGCTGCCGACCCACGCCCAGGACCAACCAAAATACCTTGTGTCTTAGCCCAATTAATCATGTTTGCAACGACTATAAAGTAAGAGGCAAAGTTCTTCTGCTTAATAATCTCTAACTCTTCTTTGGCACGATCTAAGTATTCTAATTCAATAAGTTCACGACTTCTAAGACCATCCATAACACGCTGCCTTAATTCTGCGTCGGGGTCTTGATGACTTACTGGAAGAAGATCTACGCCAAATTTAATATCATAGGGCTGGATCTTATCACTTATTTCAACACTATTCTCATAGATATCTTCTCGGTCGATTCCTTGGGCAAGCATTCTATCTTTAACGTCCTGATATCCCATAAGCCAAATATCTAAATCCTTAAATGACATTTGCCTTTCGCCGTAAATGTATTCTAGTCTCTCTAGAAGATCCTTAATCTTACGGCTTTTATTAAAGTCTGCATCCTTAAGAACCTTAGGGTGAGTGCCCAGGATAAGCATGATTTCTTCTGCAATCCTGTCTTCTGGGGAAGCGAAATGACAGTCTAGTGTAACTACAGGCTTAATACTCAACCTGTCAGCCAGATTCAAAAGGGAATGATTCAAGGATGCAGGATTGTGCGGCTGAATTTCCATATAGAAATCATCACCGTATACGTCTTTAAACCACTTTGCATATTGTACCGCTGCCGCCTCATTGTCATTCTCAATGGCCTTTGAAATCATTCCATTCATGCAGCCAGAAAGTATAACTAGGTCTGATCCAAACTTTTCTAGCATATCAAAGTCGGTACGCGGCTTAATGAAAAAGCCTTCTTCCCAGGCGTTTTCTGATAAACGATTAAGATTGTTTAGGCCGTTATCATTCTTAGCCAAAATGATCAAATGGTTGTAGATCTGATCATCGGGAGTTCTTTCCTTGCGAGATCTCTTGTCTAGTCTGTCGGTAGTAAAGTAAGCCTCTAGTCCAAGGATAGGCTTAATGCCATGATCCTTACCAGCCTTTACCATCTCTCTATGTCCGCTTAGAGTGCCATGATCTGTAACACTAAGGGCAGTCATACCAACCTCTGCTGCCCTTTTGATCAATTCCTCTGGCGACGAGTACCCGTCTAGAAGAGAATAAAATGAATGTGAATGATGGTTATGAAACATTTGTCTCCAATAATAAGTAGGCAGTAGGAGTATATCCTACTGCCTACTCAACGATCAATATTATTTACCAATCAACTGATGTGGTTGAACTAGTGTCTACGTCTAGCCCCATGTAGAAGGCTTCCTGATCTGGATATGATACCTGGCGAACTGCTACCTTCTCAAGTTCAAAAGGCTCAACGCCTGACCAATCAAACTTCTCTGTGTCTGGTGCGAGGGGAATAAGGGTATAACTTGTCTGAGTACCCGTTCCTGAGCGCTTGAGACGCCATTGAAGGTTGGTAATTGACTGAGTATCACCAGCATACTCAATGAGAATATTCGTGGCTGGAGACTTCTGACCGACGCCCTGAGACCATACAGCAACATACTGATCTGTACCGTCATCTACAAGAACATTCGTGTAAAAGCGTAGGCGAGACTTCCATCCAACCTTAGGATCTTTACGGTGCATTTCACAGCCAAAGCATCGACCCTCATCGTCTAGGCTACAAAGCCCCTTGCGACGGTAATCCTTTGGGTTAGTATGCTCTGCCACAACAATGGCAAGCCCACGACCCTTATCATAATGCGGTGAGTCTGGATCTAGTTCATTAACAAAACGAATTTTAACGCTCTGACCATCTTCTAACTTGAGCCAGCGTGCGCGGGAGCCTTCTTCCACTTGGGGGCGCTCCATCTTACTCTTGATATTCTTCAAACCTGTAATAACTGACATGATGTTTCTCCTAAAAGTATTTGACCCTATAAGTGGATCGATGAATATATTATACCGCTAATATTAAAGTATTTCCAGAGTATTTATTAAATAAATCCTTCATTTCTTGGTCAGACAAATCCCCTACGTCTTTAGCCTTAGTAAGAGATACTACTTCTACTATTTTGTTTTTAACTCCACCAACTATTCTTTCCACCATTTTTTTACCAGCGTCGTCTGAGTCTGGACAAACAATTATACTCTTTGCATACTGTTGTAGCAAATGAATTTGAGTTCTACTTACTGTAGCCCCAAGGGTTGCAACAGCATTAAAACCTGATTGATTTAGACGAATCGCATCAAAAGAGGACTCAACTACGATTATCGATGATCTCTTAACTTTATTTAAGTTAAATAGCACCTTGCTCTTAGGTAGTCCAACGCTATTCTTAAATGACTTTCCTTCTACTGATCTCGCCACAAATCCTAGGCATCTATTAAATTCATCAAATACTGGAACAACGACCATATCTTGCTTGTCTGAGTATCCTAGTTTAAAGTCAATAAACGACTGATGGTTAATATTTCTTGAGTAGAAGTATTCTTTAGCCCGTTGGCTTTCTAGTAAATTATTATGAAGTCTGTTGATTGTATCGATATCAAACTCTGGGTGATCTAAAGAGGTGTCTATTGTTTCAGATACTACGCGCTCAATATCTACTGAATCTCTTTTTGAATGTATTATCCTACTGGCCTCAAAGTAATTTCTATTTGTAGTCCTCATTACCATGTCGATGATAGAGCCAGATTCGCCACATGAAAAGCAGATAAACATTCCATTGTTCTTATCTACTTCACAAGCGGGAGTATGTATATTGTAATGGAATGGACAGAATATAAGGAAGTGTGTGTCAATTTCCCCGCCGACTTTAATATCACAGGATTGTAGAATCGATGCTATTTGTCCCGATGTGTAGTATTCATCGGAATTAGATTGTTTCCGCTTACCGCTAGATAGCATTGTGCTTTAGACCTTCCAACATATACTCCATATATTGTTAACAAGAATGTGTACTTATCTTCCTTGTATTCTAGACTAAACGCTGGGTCTATGTCAAGGTGGGGGACATATCCATTTGATCTCATCATATCTACAAGGATAGTTTCATATCTTTCTCTGACACTAGGAATGGCTGAGTCATCCTCTATGAGGCCATCAATATGAAATTCTTTTATTCTTTTGTGTCCCACAAACGACATAATTATATTATACCGTTTGTTAACTATTCAATTGGATCTAATATTTCTTTAAACGTTCCTTTATCAAAGTCTATTTCTAGATAGAAGTCACCCATGTATCCATGACGATTCTTTCTAAATGCTGCCTCTAGAATATCTGAGTTAGCCTTACGCCCCATACTTAAAACCCAATCAGCATCATATGCAATTTGTCGTGACCATGCAACCTGACCAAGTTGTGGCACAGACTCAAGATCCGATGCATCATCAGGGGTGGCAGATGCAATTGCGATAATAGGAAGTTGTTGTGAGATAGCGAGAAGTTTTAATTCCCGTGAAAGATTTTTAATCTTTACAGTCTCGTTGACAGAAGTTAGCCCATTGTCAGACATTAGTTGAAGATAGTCAACTATTACTATGTCAGGTCTATACTGATCTATCTTTGCAGCAATAAGGTTGGGGGTCATCTCCGACCCAGTATCATTTGATATGATCTTAAATGGTGGACGACCAGAAAGATACTTATCTGCCCACAACCTAA